AGTATATTCAATATGATTGGATCCGGACTATTAAGTTTGGTAAAAGCATTAACTCCACATGCATTTGAATTAGCTAATTTTGCATCAAAAGATAAAGTTGATGAGTTTAAGTCTCCTCTTGTTAAAATAGTTGATGTAATCCAAGAACTAAAAGAAAAGCAAAAAGAGTCTCCTGACAGAGTATATCCATTAACCGAAGTATTAAAGAGATTTGATAAAGAAATGGACAGTTCCGAAAAAGAATTGATTGATGATATTTTAAAAGAACAAAAGTGGATTAAGTAAATTATATAGTATATTTATTATATAATTGTTTTGGATTGTTAACGAATGTTATATGTTAATAAACTAAATACAATTATGGACACAAATACAGCACACGTAATTTCTCAACAGGTATTAGAGTCAACTGCGCAAGATATGACAGGCAAATATGTCTGGATGTTTTTAGCCGGTTTAGTAATTCTGATATTCAAATCAAGTATTGAAAAGTTGGCATCTGCACTTTTCATGTTTATCGGAAGTGATTATAAAGAAGACGACGTTGTATATGTTGATGGTAAACCCGGCAGAATTGTTCGTGTGGGTTTAACAAAAACAGTCTTTTTTATATATGACATAGTAGATGGTAAAGTTGCCGGTGGTAGTAAATTAGTTATTCAAAACGAACGACTTGCAAGTCTAAATATAGAAAAGCCTCTACCTCAATTAGATTTGTCTCGTTTCAAAAAAGAATAATTTACTAATTGAACCATGGCTATTAACATTTTTACCCACATCAGAAGAGGTCTATACGATAACGTTTACAATTGTATAGAAAAAGAAAAAGTAGACGTTAATCAGAGAGATGATGACACAGGCAATCCCCCACTGGTTGTTGCAGTAGAAGAAAATCAAATAGAAATAGTTCGATTATTATTAAATCACGGAGCTGATCCAAACGTAAAAGATTGGACAAGCAAAAATACCGCACTAGATGTAGCTGAACAAAAAGGTTTCAAACCTATTGTAGAAGTACTACAACAAAGAGGTGCTAAATACAGCAGTGGTAGTAGTTTCCATTTAGCTGCAAAGAATGGTGATATCGTTTCTATTGAAGAAATGTTAGATAAAGGATGTGATATCAATGAAGTTGATGCTGGTAAAGGTTGGACTGCACTACATTATGCTGTTAATTACGGTCAAAAACACTTGGTTGAATATCTAATCATTAAAGGTGCAGATATCAACAAGAAAGACTTCTTGGGTAAAAACAACCCAATTGATGTATTGTCCAATACAAATAGAGGTGAAATTGTTAAAATACTAAACAATTACGGTGCTAAATCAGCGGGTGGTATAAGTATTCATTTCTGCGCAGAAACTGGTGATTTTGAGGGTGTACAAGGATTCTTTGATAAAGACGGTAGAATCAATGGCAGAGATGAAAAGAATGGTTGGATGCCATTACATTATGCCGTTAACGCTAACGATGTTGATATGGTGGAGTTTTTGGTACATTTGGGAGCAAATGTTAATGGCGCAGATTTTAAAGGTGAAATTGCTCCGTTAGATATTGCATTCAAGACTGGAAATGTAGAAATGCAAACTTATTTACAAACCAAAGGTGCTCAAAGAAAGAAGAAACATGATACAGGCGGTGGTGGTAAAGATATAACCATTTATATTACAGATGAAGTAAAGAAACAAATAGCTTTGTTTATTGAAAAGCGTGAACGAGAAGAAGCAGCAATAAAGAAACATGAAGAAGAACAAACTGCAAAAGAACCAAAAAAGAAAGATGTACCCGTAAAGAAAATTAACTGGAAAGATTTCTTAAAGTTAAAGAATATGCCGGTTGTGGAAAAGAAAGAAGAAAAGAAGGTTGAAGTACCAAAGCCTGTAAAACAAATAGTTAAGAAGGTTGAACAAGTCGATGTAGAAGTCAAATCTAGTAGATTGCAATTGGATGTAGAACAAGAAGGTTTCATATTCTTTATGGACATTGTAGCTTATAGTAAAAAGACTACAGATGAACAAAAGAAAGCTTGTAAAGACTTGGGTGCTTTAATTAAAGGTACAATGCAATATAAGACAGCTAATGCTCTTGAAAAGTTGATTATATTACCTACTGGTGATGGTATGGTAATGGGGTTCTTTACATATTTGGAAGACGCAATGAATTGTGCGGTTGCTATAGCTAAAGCAGTAAAGGACAGACCAGACTTACAAATGAGAATGGGTGTACATTGTGGTTCTGTAATTCCAATGGAAGACATTAATGGCAATTTGAATATAAGTGGTGATGGCATCAATTATGCTCAAAGAGTAATGGATGCAGGTGAAAGTAATCACTTATTGGTTAGTTCGGCTGTAATGTTAAAATATGATAGACCCACATATGTATTAGTGAATGATTTGGGTGATATAGTTGTAAAACACGGTGTGGTGATGCACTTGTATAGCTTACATGGCAGTGACTTTGGCAATAAAGCATTTCCGTCAAGTAGAGTAAAAAAGGCAGAACCAACAACCGATAAACCAGTATGAAGTACTTTTTTATATAATATAACAAAAACAGGCGGAGCCTAAAAAATATGAAAAAATTAATACTAATATATCTAATGTTTACGTCATGGAGGATGTTTGCGTTAGATTTTGAAAACTCAAGTTATTATACGAAGAATTATTTATTTGATGCTCAAATATATTCAGTTAACACTTTTATATCTGAGAACAATTTAAGCCATCAACTAGGTAATTTTACGCCACATCTCGATTATGTACAATATCATGGTTTGGATCAATATAAAGAAAGTGACTTTGGGTTGGGTAGTAAATACAAAATAACTGATAAACTAACATTAAACACAGGTAGTTGGTATTACTATTATTATAACGCAGGCGACCATTACTTTGAACCGTATACATCGCTAAGTTATGATTGGATAGTATCTCCAACCATATATTTCAGTATGATAACCTATAATAATACTCCAAGAACAGTATTAAGTTTTGATTATAATAAGGATATTACTGAAAAACTACATTTGAATTTTAGACCAGTAGTAGGAACTGCGGATTATGATAATAGATATGGTTATTATGGTAGTGTGATTAGATTTGATTATGATGTAAATAAGTTTTTAGGAATATTTACCGTGGGAGAAATAGACAAACCATTTAGTTCTCCAGACAATAGTATTGTGTACACTTATTCATTTGGATTGAGGATATCACTATGAATAGATTTAAATTTAATTTAAGATTTGCGTTATCTACAAGTACCATATTCATTTTGGCATTGGTAAGCGTTGTTTATTTCTTTTTATTGATATTTGCAATAGAAGATATAGCAAAGAATAGTTTAAAGAGAAGTTTAACTACATCTGTAAATATTTGTAGCAGTATTCTTGACCCATATGAAATTGATAGTTTTACTAAGTATGAACAAGAACAAAGTGAAATATTTATTAACTATAGAAGACAGATTGTAGATATTAAGTGTCAAATAGAAAATATTAAGTTTGTTTATATAGTAAGACAAATAGGTACAAATATCACTTATATAATAGATTGTGGTGATGATGTATCAGAACAGGCTAAGTTGGGTGAAGTATATGATGATGCTGGCGATGGATTAAAAGAATTGTTTAAAAATACTAAAGAGGAAATATACTTTGAAAGTGATTATTATACAGATAAGTGGGGTACATTTTTATCTGCTTATAAACCTATATTTAAGAATGGAAAATTAATTTATGTTGTATGTAGTGATATTAAATCTGTTGACGCGGACAAATACATCGTTGATTATAAAAAGAAGTTTACTTGTGTATTTTTTACATTGTTAATTTTAATATGTCCAATTATAATTTGGATGACTAACGCAATTAGAAAACCTCTCTACAGAGTCAGAGATGAAATTCTTAAATTGAGAGATTTAAATTTAGATGGCCACATCGACTTCAATAGCAACATCAGTGAAGTAAATGATATGATTGATGCAACTGATAAGGTTAAAACTGGGTTGAGATCATTTGCAAAATATGTTCCTGATAAGGTTGTTAAACAACTAATAACTCAAGGTAAAGATGCAAAAATCGGTGGTGAAAAAACATACGTAACGGTATTGTTTAGTGATATCGAAGGATTTACAACCATATCCGAAAACAACGATGTGGATGAAGTTGTTACATCTTTAAATGAATATTTTGACGTATATGTACATTGTTTAGAAGAAAGTGGTGCCACCGTTGACAAATTCATAGGTGATGCTGTAATGGCATTTTGGAATGCTCCTAATAAAATAGAAAATCATGAGAGTGTAGCTGTTGCAACTGCTCTTAAGATAAGTGATGAAATAGATAAATTAAACAAAAGATGGGAATTTCAAGGAAAGAAATTTGTCTTTAAAACCAGAATAGGTATAAATTGTGGCGAAGTAATTGTTGGAAATATTGGATCCAGCAATCGTATGAATTACACAGTCACTGGTGATACTGTTAACTTAGCGTCTCGTTTGGAGTCGGCTAATAAAACTTATAAAACAAAGATTTTAGTGTCCGAATCCGTATATGAAAAAAGTAAAGATGATATCGCCTATCACTATGTAGTCGAGGTCAAGGTAAAAGGAAAGGACATACCTGTGAAGGTATATGAACCCCTAAACTTAAAATCAAAAAGTTAACATGAATACCACATTAGATTACATTACCACAACGTCAAATCGGTTGTTCAAACACACCGATCCTAGAATCAAGTTTCTTTATGACTTTTTAATAGAACTATGTGTAAAAGGAAATGATCAATACTATAGATTAAAAACACAATATCATAATATAGATCATTTTTTATCAAGCGTTGAGGTGTTTGTAGACATATATGATGGTATTGTAAAAGAATCTATAATAACAAAAGATCCAAATGATTTTTTCTGTGGTATAATCGCAACGTTGTATCATGACATTGGTTTCTTAAAAAACAAAGATGAAAAGTTAGGAACAGGAGCTCAATATATAAATTGTCATGTGGATAGAGGGTGTGAGTTTGTAAGCAAAAACTTCTCGGAAATACTGACTCAAGAAGAACAAAACAAAATTTGTAAATTGATTAAAACTACCGATTATTTCAAACCAAATTATAATGTTGGATTAAATGAACTAGGTGCGTGTGTGGCATTGGCAGATTGGTTGAGTCAAATGAGTGACGAATTATACGTTGATAAATTAGAGAGATTGTACAAAGAGTTTGATGAATATCAAAGGTTTAACAAAATAAACATGTATAATTCATTTGAAGATATGGTTCATAAAACCCCCGGATTCTGGAATAAATTAGTTAAACCAATGTTACATAACCACTACTATAATCTACAACAATATGGAACGATAGATTATGTATCTAAAATAGAACAAAACATAAACATATTGGTTGAAAGATACGAATTAAATGTAATGGTATCTAGATAATATAAATCTTGACAGTTAGAGTTATATTGTTATAATGAAATAATGTCGGAGTATTTTGACCCCACATTAATTTACCTCAAAAGCATCAATAAGAATGTTGCAAAAACTCTTATTGAAAAGAACCATTATACACACAAGTGGTCTCTTTGTACTGTAGCTTATGGAGTATACTATAAAGAATATGTAGAGAGTACATTCTTTGGTGGTTTTAACGAACGATTAATAGGTGTATTAGTATATGGAAACGCCGTGGGTAGAAATGCTAGTACCAGTATCTCTTCACTACTTACTAATAACAATGTGTTAGAATTAACACGACTGTGGATTGCAGATGGTTATGGTAAAAATATAGAAAGTTATTGTATAGCTGAAAGCTTTAGATTATTAAATACTGAATATCCCCACATCAAATGTATTCTCAGTTATGCGGATAGTGAAGCTGGACACGCAGGCACAATCTATCAAGCAACTGGCTTTCTATATCAAGGCGATAACTATGTAGATATCGCTATAATGCCTAACTATAGTGTTAGTTTAGTTGGTCCTCCTAACTATGATTGGATACACAGCAGAAGTGTATATTCAAGATGGAAAACACACAGCGTAGATAAACTAAAAGAACGTATTGGTAGAACATTCTGGCGCAAACGAGAAAGTGGTAAACATCGTTATATCAAGTTTATCAGTAACAAAATAGAAAATAAAAAGTTGACTAAATCTCTTAAACATAAAGTTCTACCTTACCCCAAAGATACTTCGTTCAAAGAAGAAGTACAAGAAATAATTGTAGATTCTACTAACGAATTTTTTGAGTAATGCAAGAAAAACCCCTCTACCTTTCGATAGAGGGTTTGTTTTACTCAAATTTATTATGGTTTAATAATTTTACCATATGTTTTTTCGAAACGAGAAATAGCATCCAAATATTTATATTTGTTGAATGGTGTAGCACTTTGTAATTGACTTATTTCAGCAAGATCGGTTTCAATATCTGTAATATATTCTCTAAAACTACTTAACATATTTTTTGGAAGCACATACTGACCCAATTTTAAAAATTTCTTAAGCATATTAACAGAACTTTGCATTTCTTGAACAGTAACAACTTGGCCCGGTTTTGCATCACTATAATCTAGATCATTAGGAGAGTTAATTTGCATATCATCAAATTTAGCTTCGTTAATTACTTCCTTGATTAGTTTTTTTAATTCTTTTTTAGTCATATATTATATAAATATTAACGTTTTTTATTTAACCAACTTTTTTTTATATGAACCACTTGTTTTTCACGATTGGAATCTTTATAATCTTTATAAAGATCAATAGCAAGTAGTATTATATAAGCCATAGAAAGCACAGCGAAGATTGGGAATAAATATGGTCTTATTATCTCCACATTTGATAACTCGGCATTTTTTATCGTTGTTAGATTATCAAAGTATTGGCTGTTAAATTTATCCGACATAAATTTATAAAAATCTCTATCTGTTGTTTTATAAAATTGATATAGATATGTCCCCAGAATATTTGCACCTGTTGTAGCAGCAAGTGCACCTGTGATTTTAGACCAATAACTGTTGCCAGGCATTCTATCGAAAAAAAACATAATTAAATCACCAATATTCCCACGATCCGAACTCTCTGAAATATTAGTATTTGTTGTGGGTAGTTTGTTACCAATATTATTTATAAAATTATTGATACTCTGTTTGTCTTGGGGATTTACGTCCAGTGATTTAGCAATATTTTGTCCTTCTGGGCTCATTGCAAAACTTTTAGCTGCAGCTTTTAAATCAGATATAATTGATTTCCATTTATCTAAAAAAATAGATTCAACTAATAAATTTTCACTGGGAGTATTTAGTTTAAATACATTTCCCCCAACATTTTCAAATAAGCGATCTTTATACATATATTATAAATATAATCTCGAAAAAAAACTAATATTTTCTTTTATGTAATTTAATTGTGGTTAATGATACTCCATACTTCTCACTTAATGCATTGTTAGTAAAACTACCACTCTTTAAGTCATCAATAAATTCATTCTTTCTAATCGCAAAATTTCTCTTTTGTTCACTAATCTTACGTTTCATCTCATCACTCATAGCACCACGCTTTTTGCCTTTTAATCCATTATCATAACTGTAATTAATATTACGATTAGCCAATTTGTCATTTCTCTCCTTGTACTTAAGTGTACCACTGTCAATACCATACTTGTCAACAAACCACTCCAAAGTATAACGTCCTACAGCACGATCACGTTGCCTTTCTTTAGCCTCATCACTATGCTTTTTACCGTGCATAGGATTTTTAGCTCCTAGATTAATATCAGATAGTAACTGACGAGTTTCTTCTTTATCAGGATTATGTGTAAAATTATCGCCTCCACTTGCGGTTGGGGTAATATTATAACCTATATCACGCATATAGGGTTTAAACATATCTAAATAAAATTGTTCTCGTTTAAACAATTCACATTCTATTACATTTTCTAATATAATAAATTCAAAACTGTTTTCCCCGTAAAAATCCCAAGCGTGTTGTAATTTAGGATTCTTATGTTTATTCTTTTTTAAATCATTTTTATGTTCCCACCAACGACGATCAATATCTTTAGCAGAACCAATATAAAACTTGCCATTCTTAACATTTGTAATTTTGTATATACCACTTTTCATATAATATAAGTATATACAAGTTCTATGGTAATGTCAATTATTTTTTATTAGTGCAAGAAAAAACCCCAACTTTCGTTGGGGTTTTTGAGTTATTTTATTTCTACTAAGTATTATACGGTATCGAGATCGCCGATAATAACTTTTCCATAGAACTCTGGGCGCACTACCTTCTTAGCGTAGCGAGTCATCACACCACGGCGTGGAGTGAAGTTCACTGGATCATAGACCAATGGAGTTTGGATTAGTGGGATATATGGAGCATATACAGCACCGGTTTCTAGGAAGTTATTTCCACGGAAACCAACCAATACTACGTTATCGGTCATGTATGGGTTCTTGTAAACTTGGAAGCGAGAAGCAAAGCTACCAACGCGGCTTACGCCCATTGCGAACTTAGCTTGATCACCATCAGTGTTTACTACATATCCTGGAATTGATTCTAGGATAGTTGCAACGTCTGGACTTACGACCAAGAAGTTTGCACCACCACGTAGGGTCAATTTTTGGATTGTGTTAGATACCTTTTGGATCTTGTTTCCAAGAGTTTGGAACCAAGTGCTCTTTACGTAAGCAGTACGGTTTGGTGAACTGTTTGCATTACGTGTGAAGATTGCTTCACCAGTGGTTGCATTGATGCTCTTGCTGAATTCAACACCGATTTGGGCGGACCAAGCTTCGGTTGTTACACCTTGAACGGCTTCGCTCAACATGTCTAGGATTTCAAGGTCGATTTCCATAGATACATATTCACTCAATAGAGCAGTAA